GCGTCAAAGGGGTCGGGCTTTTTGGGCGATAGTTTTGAATGTCCTTTTTAATTTTAACATAACTTTAACATATTGTATTATTGTTATGTACTAAAGTTATGTATATTTGTATAAGCAATGAAGCTAAAAACTAGAAACTATGACAACTAAAACAGAATCAATTAAAGTAAGAGCAATTCAAAATTTAAACTTCGAAAAAAACTTTACTGCAAATGTTGATATTCAAGACCTAGAAAAATTAGGATGGGTATTTGATCCTACTTATGAAGACGTTGCAGAGGCAAAAAATATTTCAGACGAAGAAGCTAAAATTTGGGAAAATGAAAACTATCATGTTCAAATTAAAGTAGATGAAGACGGCAATACTCTATGGAGAACTGTAAACACCCTTAAAGGTAATAACGGGATAGACGAAGGATCAGACAATGAAGAAACAGGAGATAATGAGAAAACTATCCAAGACCTTAAAAAGCTTCACGAAGAAGGTAAACTATGGAATGAAGGAAATTAGGGCCACCCTTGTTAAAATAGACTTTCTTAACGGCGATGTTTTCCACTATCTAAACCATTTAACCGTTGGAATGTTAAAAGCTTGCGGATACTAAAAAATAAAACAATCAACCCCGGGGCGAAAGCCTCGGGATAAATTACAAGATCATGAAAAACCTTAACAAAGAATCTATATTATGGGCCTTGTTCGCCGCTTGTTTCGTCGTCGCCTCATATTGTTTATGGATGGCCGCCAATATAGAAATTATTAATAAATAAAAATCAAACCTATGAACACTATTAAAATTATTTGGACCTCATTTTTGTCAATTATATTCATGTCCCGGGCCTCTTGGGTCAAGGCCTTGGAAAAATTAACGGCCGGGTTTTTTATTGCCTTGCTGGCGCTGGCTATCGGGTCCCTTATTTGGGCCATAATAAAGGAGTATGTAAACCTAAATTCAATGCCATGGTAAAAAAGACCTCCAAAGCGGCAAGGCGCCCAATTGCTGTCCCGGTAACGGTTAAGGAGTCGTACGACTATCTAAACAAGAAAAACTCAAATCTCGGGATCCTGGTAAGGCATTTCGACCTAAAATTGGAGCTATGAGAATAAAGGCCGTAAATCTTAATTATGCAGGACCCGACAAAAATATAGATATTATCGTTGTAAAAAATAACGCGTTTGGAGGCTCTTTAACGGTCGTAAATATGGCCTTTAATGGAATGGCCCCAAGAAATCTAATAGGGCTCGGGGCTTGGCGCCGCAAAGGTGGAATAACCAAAAACGGACACTTTAAATTGAAATGTATTGAAAAATTCAAAGGTAAAAATACTTGCACAAAGCAATGCGATTTTTGCCTAAATAGACCCAGCTTATTTAAATTGTAATATTATGAAAAAGATAATTTTGATATTATTCGTTATTTTAGTGTTCTTGCTTTTTTCTAGTTGTGCTGATCAAGTAAATATAGAGGCATTTAACCCGGACGAGGAAAGCGGATTTTTTGCGGGCCTTTGGCATGGGGTCACAATTTTATTCTCTTTGATCGGGTCCATGTTTAGCGATAATATAGCTATTTACTCGGCCAATAATTCGGGCTTTATGTACGATTTGGGATTTGTCTTTGGGGTCGCCATATTTTATAGTTCTACAAAGGATTAATTACTTTAACATAACTTTAACATATTATTATTTGTTTTATGTACTAAAGTTATGTATATTTGATAAACGATAAAATTCAAGACCATGAAAAACCTAATAATAATTTTCGCTTTTGCCATTGCTTCAAACGGTATCGCCCGGCTGCATTTGGATAAAAACTACAAGGCCAAAAAAGAGCTAAGATTTGAAACCAAGGACAGCAATAAAAAGTATTATGCATAAATTTAAATTGATTTCTACACTATACGCCAAAACGGCAATTACAGCCCTCGCCGCTTACACTTATTATAAGGGCCGTCACGATCTAGCATTTGTTATCCTTTTGGTTTATGTGCTCGTCGACGTTTTAACCATGGACAAAAACAAAAAATAATGAACGAACTATTCAACAACATGGACAACTTAATATCTACCTTCTACCAAGATATTGAGGACTTTAAAGAGGTGTTAAAGGAAAAGGGAAACGATTTAAATCAGTAGTTATGGAATACAAGAACTGGAAAATAGAAAAAGCGGATTACGGATATTATGAAGCAACGAACCTAAAGGATTGCGATGCATTTATGCTGCATTCAAAGAGCGTTGATGAACTTAAAAATGAAATTGACGAACTATCTAATTAACTGGTAAGGAAATGGGAAATATAAAATACATACTTGAAGCCTATAAATTGATAGGTGAAAAAAAAGAAAACGACGGACAAATCGAATGCCCAAAATGTAAAGGTGAACTTTATTTTATTAGGTCAACTTATAATGGGCATATTCACGGAAAATGCAATACTGATAACTGTTTAAGTTGGATGCAGTAACCCACAATAACATTAAATAATACTGGAATGAAATAAAAAATTATTGACATACTTTACGTTTTAACCATGGACAAAAACAAAAAATAATGCCAACGCCGACACCTTTAAGAATTAGCAAGGGCCTAAAATTTACCCTCGCCCAAAACGGATTTGAATATAATGTAAAATTAAGGCCCCTACGAGGTCCGGCCGGGGTCGAGGTAATAAACCGCCCGGCCGTCGATGCAGCTCGCATAATGGCCGCCCAAATGCGAAAGGAGGGTTTTTACGGCGTTGAGGTCCTAACCCCCGGCGATGGCCTTATTATAGTTAAATTTGGTATTGAAAAAATAGTTTCCCCAGCGGCGCCAAAATTCCCCCCAGCGGCGCCCAAATATGATCCAGGATCTAGGCCAAGGCTCAAGGACCCTATCGAGCCGGGCAGCCCCCGGGACCGTGCAAGAGCTGTCAAAGGTTTGAACCCGGACAAATACCCCGAACTAAAAAAAATAGTCGGTCGTATGGCCTCCTTTAGCCCCTACAAGAGCGACAAGGTTTTGACGGGCCGTATAGAATGGGGCCACAAGCAAGCCCGTGACCAAAAATTATACGTACTCTTTAGGATAGGGAAAAAGAAATATTATAAACGGATCAACGACATAACGTTAATAAATTAAGACCATGCGAAAAAGAATAATATTACACAGGACAAAGAAACATTATAACCTTATAGCGCCGCCAAAGGGGCGCCACAAGGCCGAGTTTTGGATTGTATTCAATAACGTACCAATACGGATCTTTGCAACCGATTTCGATATAGTGGCCGAGTGCAATTTTTGCGGCCAAGATTTCAACCCCGAGGACGTTATTAGAAAAAATGGACGCGATAGCGCGACCCATATCGGCGGATTTTGCTCGGCGACCTGCTCGGTGTCAACCAATTTTTCAAACTGTTGACAGCCTTAAAGGGCATTTTTATCGTTCTTGTGAGGTCGGGAAAATCGTTTGATTATGGACTTTGCGGCATGATCACAAAATTGTCGTCGAGACACAATTGGAACGCCGACGAGGTCGCCGGGGCAATAAACTACATTATAGAGAACGCGCCAAACCTAAGTCCTACGATATACAATTGGCCGCCCAAAAAATGGACTCCCCGGCGATTATGGTTAATAATGCAAATCAAAAAACTAGATAAAAATGAAAAATCCCTTCAGTCAGACCGAAATGGATCATATTGTCATTCGTTTGTTAATAATGATAAAGGCAAAGGATAAATTGATATATTTGATCGACGAGATCTATATTACCCGATTGTTAACCGACGGATTTATAACCTTGTCCGATGGCCAATACAACTACCTTTTGACAGCATTGGGAGCAACTGCCCTAAAAATTGAACAATGAGCCCGACCGAGATAATTTTTCAATACTACCCCGCCCGCGTCAATTCAAAGCGCCCCATTGGCGAGACGGATTTAGCCTATTTTATGGAGGCGACCAAGAACCCAAGCGAGGCGATAAAAGATACTTTTAAGGCCATAGCGGCCGCCGAGTTGGCCGACGACATGAAACGAAAGGCCGAACTTAAGCAAGAAAATTTATATTATTTGACGCCTTGCGTATACACCGACGGCAAAGGCCGATCCTATACCAATATATTAAAATGGAATGGAATCGCAGTACTTGACTTTGATCATATCGAGAACGCCGAGCAATTCAAAATTTATATGTTCAATAAATACAAGGCCATTTTTTGCGCCTATCTTAGCCCCTCAAAAAAAGGGGTCAAATTTTTGGTATCGATCCCGCTTTGCACCTCAACAGACGAATTTAAAAGCTATTATTACGGCCTAGGCTGTCAAATGGATCGATATAAAGGTTGGGACGGTACCGGGCAAAATTGCATATTGCCGCTCTTTTTGAGTTGGGACGAGAATTTGTTGTATCGCCAGGATCCGGAGGTTTGGACCAAAAAAGGGCAAAAGGCCGATTTTTACGCCGCCAAAACGTCCGGGACAATAAATATTGATACAAAGGACGCCGACAAAAAACGGATCCTTGAGAACTGCCAAAAGGCATTTTTGGCCATTACCACCAACGGACACCCGCAAATGAGGGCCGCCTGCATAAGTTTGGGGGGCTACGTTGCCGCCGGATATTTGGACGAAAGCGAGGCAATACAATTCGTAAATAATTTAATCGAGTCGAACGGCTACCTATCCAAAGGGGTTTCGGGTTACAAAAAGACGGCCAAAGCAGCCATAGGGAAAGGACAGGAAAAAGCGATAATTTTATAAATCGATGAACTGCATAAAATTTTAACATTTATTATTATTGTTATGTACTAAAGTTATGTATATTTGTATAAGCAATAACGATAAAAAATAAAAATTATGTCAAACGCCACAAATTACGAGATCCAAAATTTTGATTATGCCGCCGCCATTACCTGGGCAGAACTAGCCGCAAATTTAGAGGCCAAAAACGCCGGACAGCAATTCGAGGACATTTACAAAAGATTTATTCACCATTTAATTTAATATCATATCATGAATACTACCAGTAATATCAAAACATTTGAGGATGCCTGTAAGGCATTGAACTTGGACAGCGAAAAAGTGCTTCCGGACTTTTCCCTATTTCCTGAAAAGCATCAAAAGGCCATGACCGCCCATGCAAAGCTTGTTATTATAGCGGAAGCCCTTAACGATGGTTGGACACCGGATTGGGTAAATAGGGAATGGGATAAATACTATCCATGGTTCAATATGGGTGGCTCCTCGGGCTCCGGCTTTTCGTTCATCGGCTGCGATGACTGGTTTTCGCTTTCGGGTTCCGGCTCCCGCCTTTGCTTCAAAAGTAGATATTTGGCGCAATATGCAGGTGAGCAGTTTTTAGAGCTGTTCAAAGATTATTTCCTAATCTAGGACATTGGGTGGTGCGGTGTGTTGGTTGTAGCTCCTCGGGCTCCGGCTCCCGCCTTTGCTTTAAATCGAGCAAGAAATTAAACTATAAAAACAACAACCCCGGGGCGAAAGCCTCGGGGTAAATTACAATATCATGAAAAAATTAATAATTATATTTGCCGCCCTTATCAGTTTAAATGCAATCGGACAAGATACCCAAGAGGCCCGGGACATGGTGGCCGCAGGGCTTATCGAATTGGGCATTGAGGGCGTTGAGGTTAGGATTATGCCAATACCAAGTTATTTAAAAGGGCTCGTTAAAGGCCACGGCGACGAATTAGAGGGATTTATAAGGGGCGGGGGGTCCGCTTATACCTTATACCTAAAGGATCTTAAAAATACGTCTCTATTACGCGTTATTTCCCATGAATTGATACACCTTGAGCAGATCAACGACGAAAGATTAAAAACGTTGCCGGAAAATATAGTATTTTGGGACGGTCAAGAGTATAATGGATCTAGCATGGACTATACCGACAAACCATGGGAGAACGAAGCCCATAACGACGGCGACAACCTTAAATTCAAGATCAAGAAAATACTTAAAAATGAAAGATAAAATTTTATTGATAATCGGCTCTTTTGTTTATTGCTTGGCTTGGTTGGTCGGCGTCTTTGGCACGGTTGGAGTATTTTTTGCCATTGTATATTTATTGCTAATCGCTACACTATGAAAAACGAAAATGAGGTTGACGAAAAGTCATTTATTAGGGACGACTTTTTTGTAAGTGACTATTTGCCCGACGGGGCCAACTTGGAAGAGGTAAGCGAAAGCGAAAAAGAACGCTGGCGCGAGGTTTATGCTTACATACATAAATCAAACCACCGGGGCCACAAGTGGACCGAGGCCGACGTAACGAACCTATGCGAAATGCACCTATTGAACCGTGACAAGGTCAAAAAGGCTTTCGAGCGGGTTTATACCGAGCGGGCCGACGAGTTTAATTTGGACGTCAGGACCGATATTTTTAAGGTCGAGTTATGGCTGTCAAAGAATTGGGATTTTAAGCGAAACGAGATAACGCAAGTTGTCGAGCAAAAATTGAAAAAGGATAGGCACTACGAGCAAAGCGACATAGACAGCATATACCGAAAACTATTGCACACCGGGTCAAAATTCCCATTAGACAAATTAAGGGTCATAATGGCCTCGGACTTTATCGAGACATATAACCCCTTTCTTGATTATTTTGACGCTCTTGAGCCTTGGGACGGATCCACCGACCCCATAAGCGATCTAGCAAGCTACGTAAAGACCAACAATGATCCATTTTTTGCCGAGCAATTCAAAAAATGCTTAGTACGCTGCATACGTTGCGGACTAGGCGAGCACGAAAATAGAATTGTATTTGTGTTTGTTGGCGAAAAGCAAAACACCGGGAAAAGCACGTTTATACGCTTTTTAAGCCCTTTCGGGATGAAATATTATACCGAAAGCGTGATCCATGCAAAAGACAAAGATACCACCTTTGCACTTGCCGAAAATTTCATATACAACTTGGAAGAGCTTGCCAGCCTTTCAAATTTGGACGTCAACCGACTTAAATCGATAATATCAACGGCGAGCATAAACGAGCGAAAGCCATATGCCCGCGAGACTATACAAGTGCCACGCCGGACAAATTTCTTTGCCTCTACCAATAAACTCGAATTTTTGACGGACACGGAAAATACGCGCTGGCTCATTTTCGAGGTGCAAGACATAAAATGGGGTTATAGTACCGAAATAAACATTGACGACGTTTGGGCGCAAGCATATGCCCTGTACCAGGATCCTGAATTTAATGACCAGCTCACCAAGGGCGATATGGAAATAAGGGAAATTGATAATAAAAACTACGAGATAGAGGACAAGGAAAAAACTATGATAAAATCCTTTTTCCAAGTTTGCCAAGCGTCCGAGGGGGCGTTTTATTCGTCCGTTGATATTTGCACAATTTTAGAAGAGGCCTACCCAAGCGCCAAAATAAACTCGTATTTTATCGGCAAGATTATGACCCAATTGGGATTTTTGGGCGACCGAAAGACCATAAATAATCATAAAGTTAGAGGCTTTTATGCAATAAAAATAAAAGGAAACTATTCAACGGCCCCAAAAATGTTCTAAAAAGGACCGCTAAAGACCACTAAAGACCACCAAAAAACATCAAAAACGCCTCTTTTCGGGGCGTTGTTTTTTGGGTAAAATTGACGAAAAATGCATTTTAACAAAGTTTTAACATTATTTAGAGATTTTCGGACCTTTTAACGGTCCGGGGCTTAGACCAATGAGGGCGGGGCTTGCGATCATTTTTTGACCGATTGGACCATTTTCGGGGGGCATTTCTGAAACTATACTATTCTATAAATCTTATACTATTGTTTATAATTGTATATTTACTATATATATATATTATATTATTATCTTTATTCTTAATTATTAATTGGTCTATTGGTCTTTAAAGGTTAAAAGGTAATAAATATAGGGGTTGCGAAAGGACCAAATACAAGACCAATAGGCTAAAATGGACCATTTGCAAAAGGTCCCTATACATAAAACGTTAATAATCAAATAGTTATAATTATGGATGCGAAAAAGGAGTATTTAAAAGTCGTAAAGGAGTCGAATTTGGAGGATCACCAATATTTTAGCCTTTTGGCCGATTTGTTGAGGTTGACCAATGCCCAAGAAAAACAAAGCGAAAGGTTAAAGGCCCAAAATGATCCCGTAAATGATATTAAAGAGTTTATCTTGCGACAGCGTATTTTAAACACGGTCGGCGTATTGTGCCCGGTCGGCTACTTTGTGACAACGGGCCAACTCTTGGCCGGGTCGGGGGTCAATTGCTCGGTACAAAAATTTGGGCAAGTAATGTCGGGACTTGGGTACATCAAAGACTATCGCCGTGAGGACGTTGGGGACAAGCTCAAGCACTTTCGCCAAGAAAAAGGGTACTACATAGGGAACAAAGATTTTAATTAAATGGAGGCTAATAATATTTTTAAACGCAAGAACATGGAAAAAGAAGAGCAAAAAAAGAGCGAGGGCAGAATACAAGCCGAGGCCTATCAATGGTTTTACAATACGTACCATCATTTAAGAGGGCTATTGTACCACGTGCCCAATGGAGAACTCCGGGACAAGATAACGGCTAACAAGTTAAAGGCTATGGGAGTCGTTGCCGGAATTCCTGACATTGTTTTGCACTTTAGGTCGAGGACCTATTTTTTTGAATTCAAAAAGCCCGGCGAAAGTCCCAGCCCGGCACAAATCAAAATTCACGCTCAACTCGATCTGCAAAGATTTGTCGTTTATCTTGTCGATAATTTGAGCGACTTCCAAATGCTTGTCGATTCCATTTTACATGATACAAGCGAGCATATAACATTGGGCATATCAAAAGAGGACTTTTTTTATCGACATTCTATTTTTTCCTACCTTTACGATCTTAACGACGGTCAAATTTTTTCCGTAGAAGATTTATCGAGCGAGGAAACCCGCAAAAAATTTATTTATTTTGTCACGGAATTCATAACCGAGGGCTTTGACCAATTGGAGGGCTTTAGGATTAACTTTACCCCGGACTATAAATATATCTATAAAAAGTTAGAGGGATCTAACACAATAATAAATTATAATGGAGCCGAATTTTGATAACATACCGGAAAAAAGAAGTAGTGCCAATTTAAGCGACGGGCAAAAAGAAAAGGCTTATAGAATTATGTTGGATCATATAACGGAGGATCTAATGCCCTTGACCAAAGCCATGAAGCAAAGGGGGGCAATGTCTTACAATTCGTTTACGAATTATGTCGATGCAAGCCCCGTCCGCGTTAAAGAATATACGCGCGCCCGGGAAATTAGACAAGAGTGTATTTTTGATAATATGCGCGAGGTCGCAAATACCCCGATCATTGGCGAAACGAGAACCACCAAGCACGATGGAAAGGTCGAAACGACAAAAGGAGATATGCTCGGGCACCGTCGATTAATGATCGACACGGACAAATGGATCTTGGGCAAATTGAATAGTCCAAAGTACGGCGACCGGGTAATTAATCAACATGAGGGCGAAATTAACACCGGGCCGAAATTGGACTTTTCCCAGCTCACTACGGCCGAGCTAATGACGTTTAAAAAATTGTATAGCAAGGCAACGATCATAGAGATTAATGAAAGTAAATAGCCCCAAATTGGATAACTTTGCTTTGTTTGACAGCAAGCAACTCGACGCCGAACTTTGCAAGCGCTCGTTTTTCTACTTTGTGCAAATGTTCATTGAAGAGGTCATACCGGAAAAGATCGTGTATAATTGGCATATAGAATATCTTTGCTCGCAATTGCAAGAGATTGCAGAACGCGTCGCCCGGCGCGAGGCTAAATTGGAGGATCTTATTATTAACATACCACCGGGCACCACCAAGAGCACAATTTGCACTATCATGTTACCCGCTTGGGCTTGGGTCCTGGATCCGACCTTAAGGCTTATGACTGTGTCATATAGCGCCTCGCTTAGCACAGATCACTCGGTCAAAAGTAGGGACGTTATACAAAGCGCCAAATATCAAAATATGTTTCCTCATATTCGTATAAAGAGGGATCAAAACAACAAAACCCACTACATAAACACCCTAAGCGGCGAAAGATATAGTACCAGCGTAACGGGAACGGCAACGGGATTTCATGCGCATATTCAAATAGTAGATGATCCAATTAACCCCAAGGGCGCCAAATCGGACGCCGAGCGGGACGAGGCCAATAATTTCATGGACCAAACCCTTTCGAGCCGTAAAGTCGATAAGGAGTTGACCCCGACCGTTTTGGTTATGCAGCGCCTCCACCAAAAAGACCCGACGGGTAATTGGTTGGACAAGAAAAACAAGCCTATCAAACATATCTGTTTACCCGGCGAGATATCGGCCAACGTCAAGCCGATCGAGCTCAAGGAAAGGTATGTCGGCGGCCTATTGGACCCCAAGAGATTAAGCCGAAAGGCCCTTGACATTATGTCTATTGATCTTGGGTCCTATGGTTACGCGGGCCAAGTTATGCAGGTACCGACCCCGGCCGATGGCGGGATTTGGCAAAAGTGGATTATACCAATTACAGACAGCCTGATCCCGAACCTAAGCGAGATAGGGACCGATTGGGATCTCGCTTATACTAAAGACGAAAAAAATAGTGCTTGTGCCTATGTGACGGCGGGCAAGTCGGGCAATTCGATGTATATTACGGGCCTAGATTGGGCATGGTTGGAATTTCCCGAGCTCGTCAATTGGATGAAAACCAAAACTTTTCCTCACCATATCGAGCAAAAAGCCTCGGGAAAGTCGGCAAAACAAACCCTTGTAAGGTCCGGGATCCCAGCAATTGAAGTGCCAGTAATTGGGGGCGATAAGATAGCCCGGACCCGCTTAGCGACACCATTCGCCGAAAGCGGCATGATATTTTGTGCACAATCCGTCTATGAAAAACTGCATTTTGACGACCGTCAAGGGATCTTGATTTTTCCCAACGGCGAACATAATGACCTCAACGATGCCCTCGTCCAAGCGATCACGCGATTATTGGGCCGAAATCAATTTTTTGTCGTTTAATGAATTAAAGTTAGTATTTTTACCAAAATTAAGTATATGAACCTCATTAAGAGAATTACGGCGGCCGCAATTGGGGCCTTTTCCAACCGTTTACAATATGTCTTTTCGGCGGCGCAATGGATATGGCCCGACGACAATCAAAACGTTTACATAACGAACGGTTATAAGGATATCCCAAACCTGTACGGTATAATATCTTTGATAATACAAAAAAGCTCAATTGTCCCCTTTGAGATCTACCAAGTCAAAAACAGATCTAAATACAATAAATACAAGGCCGCTATCGGGTCCGCAAAGACACCAAAGGACGTTGCCCGCGCCCTTTTGTTTAAGTCCCAAGCAATGGACAAGGTTGAGGGTACCGAGCTAGAGGCCCTATTAAACAAGCCCAACGATCACCAAACAACGTCCGAGCTAAACGAGCAACTCGACGGCTATAAACTATTGACGGGCAACGCGTATCTTTGGGCATGGACTCCGGGCGTTGGAAAGGACAGGGACAAGCCCATGCAATTACACGTCCCGCCCTCAACCATGGTTTCCATTGTAACGGGCGACATATCAAACCCTGTAAGCGAGTACAAATTGAGCTATTTGGCCGATCCGGTATTGCCCGGCGATATGTGCCACTTGAAGACATGGAACCCCTTGACGAGCTTTGACAGTCCAAACGATGGCGCTTATGGCATGAGCCCGTTATTGTCTTGCCGTCGCTTAATGCAAAAATACAAGGACGCCGATATTTCACAGGGCACCATGTTTAAAAATATGGCCCCCGCTGGGATCTTGTCCGGCGAAAAAGACGCAAGTATTAGCGAGCCGCAAGCCGTTGCCATTAAGGACCGTTTTAAACAATTGTATAGTGGACCGACCAAAGCGGGCGAGATAATCGTGACAAGCGCCGCCCTACGTTGGCAGCAAATAGGATTTAGCCCCGTCGACCTTAAGACCATTGAGGCAAAAGAGGAAATATTAGGAGAATTTTGCAACGTGTATCACGTGCCGATCGGTATGTTCACGAAGGTTAATTCGACCGAGAACAATATGACCGAAAGCCGCAAAATGCTAATTACGGACGCCGTAATGCCTTTGGTCGAGTCTCGAAAAGACCATCTTAACAGATGGCTCGCGCCCAAGTTTGGCGAGGGTTTGATAATTGAGTATGATTATACGGTATTTGGAGAAATTAGCGAGGAACTCGAAAAGCTCGTTGCAACGGCCAAAGATATGTATTGGATCAACCTAAACGAAAAAAGGGCCTTGACCAATTATGACAAGGACCCCAACCCAAACATGGAAAAATACTACATTCCAAGCAATTTGATAGAACTTGACAGCCTTAACGCCCAACCCGAGGACGTCGACCCCGATCCGCTTTTGGAACTTGAGGACGACGACACGGACCCGGCCCCGGATCCTGGCAACCCGGACCCAAGCAAAAAACCTTAAGCAATGGCCAAACTAGCACCGAGCGAAATAACGACACATAGAGCATTTTTAAAGCGGCAAGAGGTTTATGAGGCCCGATACTATGCCCCATTGTATAGATACTTAAACTCTATCTATACAAGGGCGGCCGCTATGATCGCCGAAAGCGGCGTCGATGCTTATAGGTCCCAGCAATCTAAAATGATGCAAGGCCTTCGCCTTGAGGCCATATTGAGGCGCCTATACAAAGAGATATTGATAAAAGAGGCCGTATTGCAAAGCGACGTACTGCCCGGCCAAAAAATGGGACATAAGGACGTTATTGACGACCTATCAACTCCCTTTGGCAACGGAAATACGATTAAGCTTTGGCGGGGCCTTATCGACGGTTATATTAATGTGAGGCTAACCGGACGTATTACCGATATCAACGCCACCACCGAGCGAGCTATAAGCAGAATAATCGAAAAGGCCATTGCCGACGGCCTTGGATCCCGTGAAACGGCGAGGCTAATAAGAAAACAAACCGGATTCAATAAGAACCGGGCGCGGGCCATTGCCCGGACCGAAACCGTTACGGCCTCGAATCAGGGGAAATATATGGCCGCCTTAACTAGTCCGGTCGTATTGGAAAAGAATTGGGTACCGACTCCGGGGCCGCGTACAAGGCCGACCCATGCCGCAATGAGTGATCACCCATGGATAGATATCGACGCTTTGTTTTGGCTCGACTCGCTCAAAAGGGGGATCGAGCCCGGGCGTTATCCTTGTGACTCTACATTGAGCGCCGAGAATGTAATCAATTGCCGTTGCTCGGTCGTATTTAGGGCCAAGCGAGATAAAACCGGAAATATTATACAAAGATTATAAATTTTTATTTACATTTGTAAATAACTAAAATATTAGACCATGGACGAAAAATCATTTATTAAAAAATTCTTATCCATATTGAGGCGCTCAAGTGGATCGATCCTATTTAAAAACGGCCAACTTTCCCAAGCTGCCCAAGTGATGTCAAAGGATAAAATGATTATGGACGATCAATGGGAACCACCTTACAATTGGGACGTCGACGCTTGGGCTCTTCTTTGCTCAATGGGGCAAGCCTCGCGGCTATCGATTGCAATTGCTTTTCTTAGAATGGAGCTAAAGAGGGTCGAGGAACTTAACGCCGGGCAAGATGAATA